TATGAAATCACTTACATCCTGTGGTGTAAATCCAAATACACCAGTGGTGTTATTATAACTTAAACTTGCACCACCAGCACTAGGAGTATTATTAGTTACCTGTAAACCTTGTAAAGTAACCCAAGTCGCAGAGTTATCTGTTACTACACTATAATTACCAGCACCATCTGTTACCATCAGACCAGCACTAGTGAAGTCTGCGTCCTGAATAGCATCACCAATTGAGGTGATAAAATTACTTAAATCTGGTGGTGTATATACTATCGCACCAGTAGTGTTATCGTATGTTAAATTACCTGCACCACCAGCAGAATTGACTGTGACATTCAAATCAGTCAGCGTAATATAAGTCGCATTCAGATTAATCTGATTACCACTAAAAGTATGAAGGTCTAAACCTATCTCATTAATCTTTTGCCTTTGTACCTCGAAGGTATCTGACTTATTTACTACGACTTGTGCCATTACTTTCTATCAATTGTTTTAGTAGGATCTTAAGTTCACTAAGTTCACTTTTAACATAATCTAATTCATACTCCATACTCCGTTGCTTGTTTCTGGATGCTTTATATTTGGCAAATGAAGACCTATCGGTATTTATTATTGCACCTGTGTTTACATCACGATATAAATGGTCTTTGTCTTTAACCTTCAAGTTATTCATTAGTATGATGCCACCGCCCTCATATCCTGAATCTTAGGAACAAATGCAGGATTATTAGACTTCATGACAATCTTAACTGCATAAGATGAGAATTCTGGTAGATTCTCTATGCTGTAAGATAGTTCCTGATATGAAGACTGTTTCTCTGTAATACCACTAATAGCATTTTCAGAAGAAGCAATAGTATCTACATCAGGTTCACCTGCTTGATTGAAATATATCCATTCGATATCTTCAAAGTTCTCTTGTGAAGAGGACTTCTTAATCTTATAAAGAATCTGAAGATTCTTAGTATCAGTAACATTAGCAGTGAGTTTTACATCAATAGATGTAGCAGGATTCTCAATAGAAATTTCTTTAGTTACATACTTAGCAATTCCAGAACTATTCTTAGATTGTGTCTCAGAAATAAAATCAACACCATCTGAATATGATACAGTTGCAATTTCAATGAAACTTGCCTCATCAACTGGTTGATTTGGATATGAGAGAAGATCACCAACCCTGAAGATATCAGATAATTGATCATCTACACTAGCATTTCTATCAAAACTACTACTATCAATAAGTCTTCCAGTATAATCATTATTAATTGGTTGCTTATCATTAACAGTAGTTAATTCACCAGCCTTAGTATTCCACAATACAATCTTACCAGATATCTTATTGTCATATGTCTGAGCAACAACTGATGGGTTTCTTGCAGTCACATATGTTGGTGGTGTTGTAGTATTTGGAATATCAAATCCAAATTTAACAAGACCAGCAGTTCCAACAGTAATAGCACCAGTAAATGATTGACCACTAAATGTTACTGTTTCATTAGCAACAAAAGTATTAACTGTATTTACTTTTACATAAACTGTACTTCCATCAACCTTAACGATAGTACCTTCTGCTTTAGAAGTAACACCAACAAGAGTTTGATTAGTATTAATTACTTCAGCACCTTGAAGACCAGATGCAGTGAATGAATATACAGGTAAGAAGGTTACAACCTGATTCCTTCTACCATAACGATCTTCTGAACCTGAACCAGATTCAACACGGTTACTAATAGTTTTAACAGATGCCCTAGCAAGATCAACAACTGGACTCAAATGAGACACAGTAGATGATAAATCTAATTTGTATAGTAATGAATTGTTGATACCATTAGCAGTTTCATTAATCTTAGAAGCAACAATCTTTTGATTGATAAAGAAGAAATCTTCGTTCAAGAAAGTTTTCTCATAATCAGTCTGTGAATATGATGTAAAGGTTCCAACATTATCATCTATTGGTGAAACGTTTGTAGTCTTAACAAAACTATCAATCTTAGTCTGACTAAAGGTTAGATTGGATATAGAAGCATATACTTTTTCAAACTTTCTATTGTATGTTGCTAGTACACTTGTACCACCACCAAAGGAGTTACCAGATGCCCTAGTAGATCCAGTAATATTATAATAATCAACACCAGTATTAGAAACCTTATAAAGATTGCTGTTTAGTGATGAGGCAGTTACTCCACCAACATCATCAGCATTCTTAAAGTAAACCCATGACTTATTAAGATCAAAACCATTGTCTCTATGATTAATCTTAACAACATAATTGTTATTCTTGAATAATGTTGATGTAGCAGTAGTATTTGCTTCTGCATTAGTTTCAATAGGATGATGATCTAATGCTTCGTAACCTAGATCGTCATTAGATAATACAAGACTTGCAGTTCTACTAATATCAAACTCTGCACGATTCAAGACAAACTTAATATCTTCAAATAGATCCTCTGTCCAAGAGTTTATATTTTGAGATTTAAAGAGAGATCCTAAAGCAGGTTGAGTTGTGACAATTTGACTAGTAGCAATTTCAACTCCACCTAATGTAGATGCCCACATCTCATAATCAATTGAATCTGTCTCTATAGCAAGAGCATACTCAGTATCATTCTCAAGATATACAGGGAAATCAAAGTTGAACTTAGTAGGAGTGATTGATTGTGTCTCTCCATCAACATCAATAGCAATACCCATTCTTACTGCTGGAGTATCAATAGTAATTACAGATTCAATTACAGCACCAGCATTACCAGATCCTGTTCCTCTAAGAACAATAGATGGTGGTTCTGTATATCCTGATCCAGGAAGAGATATCTCTGCATCATATACAAGACCTTGTGAAACTCTAACTGTAGCAGTAGCATTACCACCACCAGGAAGTTGAGGACTTTCTATTGTAATAATTGCAGATTCATAACCACTACCTGTATTAGCAACCTTTAAACCAGTTACACGACCAGAGTCCTTAGCAATAGTGAGTGTGAATTGTGTATTGTTAGCATTATTAGCTTGTGTAATAGATGTAACAGTTAACAGTTCATCCTGAACAAAACTCTTACCGTTGTTATTGTCTAATACAATTGTATATACTTGGTCATTTGTTAATGTAAACTTACCTGTTGTACTAGCAACTATCTCAATATTATTCTTATCAATAACTTTACTGATAGGACCAGAGGCATTGGACTTAGATCCAGTTACACTCTCACCTTTAGTAATCGTAAGTGTATCACTTGAGACTACTTTTAAGAATGTCTCTGGTGTCAATACTTTCTGAGTACCAGGAACAATATTCTTACCTGGTTTTCCACTAACAACATCAGTTAGATAGACTCTCAATGGAATATTGTCACTCTTCTTATTAAAGAATAGATCTAGACTTGTTACAAATGCACCACCTTCAAATCCATCAACTTTAAATGTTTGAGCAAATGGGTTAGGTCTTACTGGGTTCTCAGTATTACTATCTACAATCTGTGTACCTTCATTCGCTTTAAAGAATGCAGGTCTTGTAGATACAATTGAAGAAGGATTCTCTGGAACTATACCTGTAGCATAGAACTTAACTTCAGCAAATGTTTCTACATCCTTTGTATCAGCATCAGTTGAACTGGATGTAAATCTAATTGTCTTAACACCTGTGCTAAACCTTAGTTCATCAGCATCTGTATCATATGATACAGTGTCAACACTTCCTGACCATACAGCGTTTTCTCTAGGTGGAACACCAGCAGGAACAAGGATAACACCACTAGCGTTACCATTATTATCTGTAGTAATAGAACCATTAAATGCTGACAGTGAGTTACCAGCAATACCAGTATACTTAAGGTCAGGATTTACCCATCTAGCAATATCTCTGCCTTCCATAAAGACATAGACCTTAGTATTTGGTTTCAATCTATTAATTTTAAACTTAACTGGAATACTTCTAGCAAAGTATGATAGTGATGTAACAACAACGTTAGATCCTACACCCTTAGTTACTAGTCCCTTACCAACTTCATTGTTCTGTGGACTAATATTAGAAGATGTTCCTACAGCAGCACTAGCAACATTAGAATCTGCAATATTAGAGTTAACTTCTGCAAATGATCCAATATTATAGAATGCTTGGTTAGCACCTAACCAATTAACCTTATATGAATTGTAAAGACTTGAAAATGCTTCCTTTAAGTTTTCCTTAGCAAGGAATATAGAGTATAGATTAGTATTGTTATCTGTTACTAAAGGTTCTACACTATTGTCATACCAAGAATCTACGTTAGGTCCAATGAATGAATCACCAACATATTGAAGGACAACAAATGGGTTAGGATTAACTGTCTTAGTAGCAAAGTTATTTCCTAATAGTTCTAATTCTGTATATGGAAGAGTAACTACATCACCAGTCTTCTGATAACCAGAAACTGATCTTTGATCATCTCTGTTATTAACTTCAACTAAGTTGATAGAATCTTCTTTTGCTTGAGGACGTAATACAGACTGTTGTGTATCAATAGAACACTTATAGTCGATTGATTTAAGAGATCCAATCCTATGAGTCTCAAAATTGTCCACAATGAAACCACTCTTAAAGCGATTGACACCAGAGGCATCTGTAATCTGCATATTAAGAGCTTGTTGCTCTAGGATACTAAGAGTAGTATAGTATTCTAATCTCTCAATACGTTTCTCCAACTTACCAATGTCACGCATTGTGTAACGACGGTTGTCTACTGGAGTAATCCTTACATCCTTACCTGTTTGTGTGAACGCAGGGATGTACATATAGTACAATGCAATAGCATCACTAATAACATCTGGTTTAGATGGGTTGAGTGAAGAGTTACCTTGCTTAACAATAAAGTTACCCTTCTTATTCAAGAACAATCCATCAATCCTATCGAGGTATTGTGTCTGTGTGAATGAGAATGTATATTCAAGATTTGAATCAGGAGCAGGAGTACTAGAAACAATACCACCAGTTCCAGTGAATGATCTGCTATTGGGTGAAGATAGTAATGATGTATTCTGGAATCCACCAATAATAGCATCGTTATCAACTTTAGGTCTAAAGTCTAAAACATCTTTAAGTGATACCTTACCAAGTACAGGTGAGTTGAATGATGGAATCTCATCTGGACCAACACCTGCTTCATGTAAGTATGAATCAACAGTGATGAAATCACCAGTAGTATGATCGAAGTAATCGAAAGCAACTACTAACTGACCAACGGGTGCTTCAAAACCTGGTTTGATGACAAGTCTAGAGATATCATATATTGTATCTCTTTGACCATCGTCAAATGTAAATCTATTAGTAACATCAGTACCAGTAACTAGGTTACCTGCCTTATCAACTACAGGAGGTGTAGATGCAGAACCTTCATAAACATACCTTAAATTAAATGCATCAGCATAACTGAATACATCTAAAGATTCTGTATCATAATCTCTACCTCTGAAAGGTACAACTTTATCACCAGCAGACTCAACAATAATTCTCTTGTTTAAGTTTGCTGTCTTAAGTCTTGGTTTTGCCTTAGTAACTTCTAAAGTAGCAGTTAGTTTAAGTGTTGGATATGTTGTATATGATGCAGATCCAAAGTAAGAAGCAGGTAGATTCAACTTAACACTACCAGAGGTTAAACCACTAGCAGCATCAGTAGATGCCTTTATCTCAACTTGATCTGGAGTAATATAAATTACATCACCAGCAACAACATCAGGAGCATCTCCTGGATCAAGTATTGTAATTAAGAAGTTACTCTCACTAAATGATACAAATCTTTGAGTTCCAAATGGTAGTTGAGCAGCAAAAGTAATAGAACCAGCACCACCAGAACCAGTAGATATAAAGTCTCTTCTTAGATAATATGTAATCTTAGAATCATCAGAAGTAGCAACAATAGAACTTATTTGATTAGAACCAGTCTTATAAAGAAGAGTTCCTTGATTGAAGTTCTCAATAGAAGGTCTTACTCTAACAACACTTGCATTAGTAACATCATTAGGTAATGATCTATCTAAGTAAATTCTTGATTTGTATACACCAGCAGGTTTAGTAGACTGTTGTACAATACCTCTTACAAGATTTCCAGAATCATCTGTAAATTGAACTAAATCTCCATGTATCACAAATGTGGTAGCATCTCCACCAAATCCTGTACACTCAATATACTTCCTACCCTTACCTCCACTGAAGGTAAAGTCAGTTACAGAAACAATCTCAGAATACTTCTCTTTATTAACTTCGATGTCTGCTGTAAATGTATTTGAATTACCAGATCCAAATTGAGAGTAGAATGACTTAACATTCTGTGGTGTATATGTTGTAACAGCATTTCTTACTAGAACAGGTACAACAACTGCTTGTGATGAAGCACCAGCATCAACAACCTCTACTAGAGGTGGTTGTGAGTATTCAACCTGAGCAGCATCTCTATCAACAATAGCTACTCTATAGACTAACTGATCTCCACTGACACTAACAAGTATCTTAGAGTTGTCATACTCAACACCATCAATTCTAAGTGTTGCTGTAGAAGAATGATTTGCTCCTCTATTAGTAACAACAAAGTGAGAGATAGTATTATCTTTTGCAATCCTTAATGTATTACCAGCTTCATCAGCAATAACTTCACCACTCTTAAATACACCAAATAATCCTTTAAGCATCAAGGTTTTATTTGAAGTGTATGATCCTGTAGATGTTCCTTCTACTACACCATACGCACCACTACTAAGACCTCTGATATATTGTCCTGGACTAAAACTACCAGCAACTGAAATCCTATCATCTAATTGTATCTTAGTAAAGAAGTTAGGATCAAAATATGAGAATCCAAATGTACTGTTATATGTTGCATCACCATTAGATAATCTACCTTTGGAGATAACAATATCAGTATCAGAATTAAATCCAATTCCTCTATCTAATAGAGTATAGTTACTTGGTTTTGCTAATCCGATAACAGGAGTAATTGTTTCGTTATAGTCAATAACTTTTCCGAATGGAACTGATCCAGGTGTCTCAGCATCGTTCTCATTGATATAGATGAATCTAAACTTATTAGGATCAGTATCATCATACTCAAGTAAGAAATCATCTAGAAGATCTTTCTGTGCAGTTACAGTTATCTCTAAGAATGTAACACTAGTATCTGAATTTGATTCTACTCTAGGAACCCTAGAATAAGATAGAACCTCGAAGCTATTTGCTATGATGGTGCTACCACGTGATTGGATGTACCAAAGAGTTGGAATACCATCAGCAGTAGTTCTAAAATTAGCACCAGTAAGACCTGCTACACGTGTTGCATAGTTGTTATCAACTTCAATGTAGATAGTCTTAATACCCTGATTAATATCAAAGAAAGAACCTCTCCTATTAATAGTCTGCTTAGGATCAGCTGCTGCCTCAGTATTATTCATACCAATAGATCCGTCATTAAATGCAGCAGACAGATACACATTAGGATATGATGTAAGTTCAGATCCTTCTGCGTTTACTGGTAGTGAACTATAATTGTTAGTAATTCTATAAGTAGGAAGACCTTTTGTTTTAAGACGTATATCTTCTCTGTTTAAAGTCTCTCTTGCTTTATCTACATCAATGTACTTAGTTTCTTTATTAACAACCTCGTAACCTTTGACGTATGCTTTACCTGGACCAACACTAGCAACTAACTTCTTACCAGCATCAGATTCAGATAAACCATTTACTAGACCCTCTGCATCTTTTCCATAGATACCAAGATTGCCATTCTTCTGATAGAACTCTCTTACATCAAGAGAGAAGTTATCAACAACATAATCACCAGACTCATCATAAGTCCTACGTGCAAGAGTATTCTCAAGAAGGTTGTAGTCCGTTTGTACTACTTGAGTTTGTACCACTCCATTCTTGATCTGAAGTAGTTTAATGAAATTCTTATCTGTCTTCTCGTCTAATGAATATACAACGAGACTCAATGTGAGACTTAACCTATGTGCTCCTGGTGCTGAGTAGTTTGAAGATCCAATAGAGTTATCATATAGACTTGCATCTTCTTCAGGAGTTACAACACTCTCAATAATTTTAAATCCAACCTTAGCAGATGGTTGATCATAGTACTTGTCTACTACAAGTAACTGATTTGCATTTCTTACAAAATATCCATTAACAAAATAAATTCCTTCTTCTACTTTAACAGCAGAAGCATATCCCATTGCAGGACTCTCTAACGCCGTTGATACACCTGTGTCAGGATTAGTAACAGAAATACTAGTAGGAAGTACGCTTCCATCGGTTCCAACCACCATGAGTGGTGTATTAACACCGTCTACGACCTCTAGGGTCTCACCTTGACGGAATGTGTTCTCATTTCCAGCATCACCACTATTTGTATAATTGACATAGAGAACATCCGCTTGGGTCTCTGTTGCAACTGCCGATTGTACAATAGTAGCAATAACACCAGATGTTAATCCCTTAACCTGGCGATTTACTAATTGTGTAACATCATACTTCTTATAAACTATCTGACCATTTTGGTTTGTCGGTATCTCAGATACTGAAGATAGTTTTACATAATTAAGTTTATTATTAAATCCAATTTCACCAGGAATGACTAACTCACCCTGTTTAAAAGCATACTTACCAAACTGCTCAATCTGATTTTGCAGTAGAGACTGAAGCTGCGTTAACTCTCTCGCCTGAACGGAATATCCAGGTCGAAAGAGTACTTTATAAAAGTTCTTGTCAGTGTCAAAATCGTCGTAATATGGTGCGACATTAAGATTCGTCTTTTGAGGCATTGCAACCAGTCTCTAATAACGGTGGGTAAATTAGAATTCGATTACTAGTTTGATGTCCTCAATTTGGTCAGCAGCTCTAGTAATTTGTCTTCTGTTCTCTATGTATACGATTTCGCCAGAGTTTGCAGCGATTTCGGGTGATGCTAGACCGCCTGTTAAAGCAATACCAGACACTGCTCCATTAGCACCAGTATCTATGTTTCCACTTGCTGTGGATGCTTGTCCGACGACTGCATTAGCAGCATTTGCTTCAAATGCTCTTACGACACCAGAGTCACTATGTAATTCTGGTGATTGATAATACTTAAGAATTCCAGTAGCGGAATCCCATGACACAACCTTACCATATGCTGTTCCACCTGTTACTGATTGGAAGATATCTTCGTCAACAGTATAGTTTGATGTTGCTCCATTAATCTTTAGTACAGCTGTACCACGTAATGTAGAAGCAGAAGCAAAGTTAGTTGTTCCAAAATCAAATGGGTCTTGAATGATACCGATACGACGGAAATCATTATCTACAGGGAAGTCACCTGAACCCTCATCATATGTCAAACGAACGTTTGTCATAACTCTCTTAGAGAACAGTTCGTTTTCAGCATCAGAACCATGTCCTCCAGTAGGAGATACAACAACCTCGATAGAAGCCTTACCTGTGAAGCTACTTGCAGCAGAAGTAAGACCAGCATCAGTAAATACTTTACCAGTTTCTAGAATTGTGGATCCATATGTGTATCCAGTACCTGCTGCTTCCATTACAGCACTAGTAATAGTTCCAGAACCATCTGTGGTAAACTTAACAATACCACCACTACCATCACCATATACAGAGGTATAGAGTGTTGCTGTAGCTGGGAGTGCAGAACCTGCATCTTCAACTACTGCTACATGTACACCACCATCAACTGCCTGACCCTCAACAGTTACACGACTTGCTTCAGTCTTCTCAACGATAGGTAAGAAGTCTGTAGAAAGGAATGAAAGAACGTCTGCTGTAGGAAGTGTAAACATGTGCTTCCAAATGTATCCAGCAGTACCAGTAGGTTCTGTGTAGATACCATTAGCAAAAGCACCTTGTCCACCAGCAGGTTGTGACTTAGGCTCATAAGTAGCGTTTTGTCCAGTTGGGTTAGCAGGACTCTCACCATTATAAAGACACTTAAAGACTTCATAGGCAGAGTTCATTACATAGAACTTACCAGCTGAAAGACTTGTTTGACCAGTAGCAGTTGACTTACCAACAGCACCACCGCCACCTGGAGTAGGAGCGTATGATGGACGGTACATGTCAAACTTAGGATTTAGTGAGATGTTCCAGTTGTAACGTGGAATAACAAGACGTGCGAATGGTCCTGTAATACGCTTGGCAGCAATTAGTTCATTATAAATTGCTATCTTCTCGGAATAGTTATCAATAGGAGCAGGAGGTGCTTCTTCAGTAGCATACCTATAAACTCCAGACTTCGCAGTAGCACTTGATGTACCACCAGTTACGGTAGTTCCAAATGCAGGAGTGGTTGTAGCAGTAGGAAGAACGTTGTTAACTAGAATACTATTCTCATTAACCTCAGCAACAGTTGCTGACCATCCACCACCTGAAACAGTTTCACCTGCTACAAATGTACCGTCTACATTGAATACTTCAACGTAAGCATCCCATTTTGCGGATCTTCCAACGAAGAAATACATTCGAGTTCGAGCTGCATCCGCATCGTTTGCACCTTCGCTCAAGGATTCTAGGAATTGCTTCGCATTGAAGATCCTAAATTTTTCTGAAATAATAGCTGCCATAGCACTGGTCTCTTTAAATGTTAAATTAAGACTAAATCCGAGTTATTTATATTTATTTATAGGGCGTTTCTTATGTACTCTCCAATGAGGTGTTCCTCAATAGGGGAATTGTCTACGCCTCTTTCGCATCCTGTAAATCGATCACTTAACTTGCCAGTGTAACTAATCTTCTCACGACCAACGAAAATGGTTCCTGATGACGCAAACTTAGTAGTGTTTGCATAGACAATAGCACCTGTTGCTAAATATCCAGCACCACTAGCATCTGGCAAATCTGCTGTGTTCAACTGACTTATATAGTAGTTGATAGATGGATTAACAAAATTCCACTTTAGGTTACCCACATAGTTTGTGTTAACCGCATCATTGATTTCTCCAATAGTAAATGCCCATCTACTGATCTCTTCCAGTGTATACTCGGATACTGGAATACCACCTGTAGAAACAACATCACCTAGATCTAATTGACCACCAACAGTGCTATAACTAACCCTGTTAAATGTCTGTGGAGTGGGTCCTAATATTGCGGAACTATATGTGTTCTGATAAGCAAAATGGTTATCAACAGCACCAGTTATGATATGTCGGACAACTTGCTTCTTAAGATCTACATCAAGTGTAGCTATAGATCTAATAACTCTAGTCTTTTCAATTTCAATCTCTACTGATGATCCCATAGGAGCAGAAGTAACTGAAGTTGGCCATGTTCGAATTATTTCATGACTAACAGCAAATCCACCTAGAGTACGGACTAATTGGAATGTGGAGACAATCTTTGGTTTATGCTCAACTGCTGGATAAGAACCACCACCAGGAGCACCACCACCTCCTCCACCGCCACCAGGACCGCCAGGAACAATACCACCAATAGTTTCCAAACCTCTAATAGGAACTATCTCAGATGATATATTTGTAGGACTTTGCTGTATCAGTGTAGTTCCGAATATCAATCCAACTAAACTGTCAATCTTTCTATCACGTCTCTTAATTCTAGTATACTTTCTAGCAACACTAACTCTAGGTGCTTTAGTATAACCAGAACCAGATGACATAAGTTTGATATCAACAATCTGACCCTTACTTACAATCACTTCAGCAGATGCTCCACCTCCAGCACCATCTTCAGGAACGAAGTGTAATATTGGTGGAGTATCATAACCATAAGCAGTAGTAGGTTCAATGATACCTGAATCATAATATAATTTGAGACTTTTCTTGTTCCAATCGATAGCAGTTACTTTACCACCTTCAACAGTACATGTAACACTCAAACCACTACCTGAGATATCACCATTATAGTTTGTAGTTTTTATAGAACCAAAGAACTTAGCAGATACTTCAGAACCAGGTCTGTAATCTTTAGGACTTACAAATCTAGGTAATCCTTGTACATCTCTATATCCATCTTCACCATCAATCTTAATTACATCTCCTGCATTCAGATAAGAAAGTAAATTCTTAGTTACATAGAATGATTCATCTGCTTTTTCGCTATCATATAGCCATGGAGATGAATTTCTCTGCATCTTATAATTGTCATATTCATCTTTCTGGAAATCAAGTGTACTAGGAACATTAACTTCAAGTTCGTCTGGACCTGTAGAGAAGTATAATGGTTCCGAACCATTGAATATAGGATTATTACCAGCAAGGACTAATTTTACTGATCTATCACTTTGAGTCTCAATAAACTTAATAGTACCTATGACATTCTTAAGCAATCCATTCTTCTGGTAGGCATACCTAATATAATCATAGTTTGTGTTAACCCAACTGATTAATGAATTGAATGCATTAGGATTAGTATCTGTGATTTCTAATTCTAATCTATTGAAATATGTACCAGGTTGGAAATCATGTAGAGTTATTGTCTGTTGTACATCTCTACCATATAACAACATAAGTTCTACATTGTTATTAGCATATATCTTTCTTGCAAATCTTATAGCAGGTCCAGTGATAGTATATGATTCACCTTCTCTCTGTAGCACACCATCTATAAAGACCATTGCATAATCAGAATCATCTATCTTCTTAACTTCTTTAGTAACACTATCAAGTATAATAAACGGACCAGCAGATCCATCAAATATACCAGAAGTCTCAAGACTACATCTATGATAGTTTCCTATACCATGAAGAGCAATATTATCTACTGCTAATGGTTCCTGAACAGTCTTAGTATTTTCTCTCTGCTGCCAAATAGGTGCTCCAGTAAATACAATCTTATTTGGTGTAGTAGTTCTATCAATGCTATAAGCAGAGTCATCTTGTACAACACCACCTATAGAAACCATAAGGTTCTCGTTGACATCAGTAACTACTTCCTCACCATCATCATAATATAGATCGAATATCTTATTCTCGTTGTTAACGTAGTCAGGAAGAGACATCGTAGCAGTTCCAGGACCAGTTATAATTGTTACCTTAAGGTTCTCATATAAAGCATCTAAAGCAGACTCTACATCTGCACACTTAGGAGTGAAAGGACTACCTGTACGGATATTAAGGTTGATGTATGGATCCAACGTTGTAAACGTACCAGTAGGTAGTGTATTTCTCATTGCCATTACAGCAAGTTCTTTTGCTTTCTCGAATGCCTTAATAGTAGGTTCAATCTCACCTGTAATGAAATCAAGTAAATCATTATTGTAATATGCTTCACCAGCAAGAATAGTTCTCTGGTTACCACCAAATCTTAAATCATGTTCTAATGCATCTACTACTAGACCAATATCTCTATGACATGTTGGACCTAATGTACCCCATGTAAGTGATGGATACTCATTCTTAATAAAACCTAATGTCTCAGATTGAATATATGCTCTGTTCATAGACAACTGGTTAGCAGCGTCAATCCATGTACCAGATCTCTGGTGTATATTTCTTAGTTTCTTAAGATACCTAGCATTCAACGAATCAGTCTTAAATTCAAACCATCTACCATAGAACTTAACTCCAGGTACTGCTTGACCATTCTTTGTACTTGGTCCAATTGGAGGAGCAGAGAATGTAATATTATTACCAGTAAGAGCATATGCTGAACCAGGCTCTTGCATCACACCATCAAGTGTGATAGTCAATGCTTGTGCATTATATGGTGAAACAGCATTACCGTTCTCATCTACAAGAACAAATGTCTTCTGTCCTTCAAGATTACCCTGATTAGTAAATGCACCATTGAAATCAGCATTAAGGTATACCCTCTTTGCTCTAACCTCTTCTGTGGAGAATGTGTCACGTGATACAGAACCCAATCCTTCTTCAACATGTAATTGCTCTGTCTTAATGATAGAAGTACTAATTTGTTTCCTAGTACTAACAACAGTAATCTTATTCTTTTCTGGATCCCACAATTGAATCCTAGTAGAATGTCCACTAGATGTGTTAGGTGACATCCTTACATCTGCATCAGATTCAATAACAACTTCACCAAACAACTGGAATCCAGCAGGGTGAGTAGTAGACTTAATTAAATCTCTCCAAACATCAATTGATGTCTTAGATTTAATAACATAAGAATAATCCTGATAATAGTAAGTATCAGTAAGTTTCTGATTAGATGAACTTACTATACCTTGATCATCACTATACGATCCAAGATTATCAAAATAAGTTTTAATATCTGGTGTAAACTCTGTATATGAAATACTATCAAGATGAGCAGTGTTTCCTCTAGCAAGACCAGTAATAGTCATATTCTCTCTAAAGAGACCTGTTACATCTTTAACAGATAAAATATTAGATCCTTTTCTCCATGACGTAACTTTTGCTCTAGTATTTCCTTGAACTATAGTTTCACCAATCTTAAACGCATCATCATCAAAATTAGATAGTTTTAGTATATAATTTGATCTGATAGTAGAACTCAACGTAGTATCATTATGATAAGCACCACCATTGTTAATAATACGAATATTTCTAGGAACTCCTATGTCAGTACTTTCAAGATATACCTTAACATCAGTTTCTACAATTCTAACCTCTGGAGCAACAGTGTAATTAGATCCACCATCCTTGATAAGGATACCAGTAATAATACCACCGTCCGATACTACGTCTAATATAGCATTTCCATCAACAACTGCTTTTGGTTTAGAATAATTTGATCCACCATCAGTAACAGTTACACTATCAATAGCACCATCCAAGATCGTAGTGGTAGCAGTGGATTTCAGCGTTTCTGTTGGAAGAACACCAACCACTATTGGCAATTTCTTATACTCACTACCAATATTAATAATGTTGATCTTGTCAATAGCACCAATAGAGAACTTAGACATAGATGTATATGTGACAGTTCCAGAACCGTCATGTGGTGCAGTTGTACCAGTGTCATATACAACAGAATCACTTGTTACATACAATGCTCTCTTGCTACCCTGAAGAGGATCAGAGACAACATTAAGGAAACCTGTCTCAGATGTTGTAACAGAATTTCTATCGAAGTAATAATACTTGGAGTACCTCAATGGTACTTTTGTACTATAGGTGTTTGTAGCAACTCTAGGACCGAATCCTAACTTAAGATCGACATTAGTATTGTTATCAATCTTCTCAGGAGTATTAATGTTATAATTGATACTAGGAGATATGTCAAATTCCCTGTCCATCATTGAGGAGTGAGATACATCAAAGTCGTATCTATAGAATTCCTTAATGTTTAGTACGGGGTTTCTCACAAAATTTATTTGATCTGTGGAAAACTCGAATACTTCAATTGGATTAGAGACTTCAACGACTCTTACAAGTCGTTTATCTTCACTTGTGTCATAGAACACAGTACCTAGAGTAACAGCATTAACGTTTGCTAATGTTGAGTTGTAATCCCATACAACCTGTGCTTTCTGGGAAACTGGGTCATAGGTTTGAATAGTTGCATCATCAGCAAGGTTACCAATCTTATAACCCCTGTTAAGTGTATAACCAGGAACATACAGTGTGACAGTTGCGTCAGTATAATGGTCAACTGGCACACTCCCCCTCTTAACTGTGAAGACATTTCCAGTTTTGTTTAAGATATCTAATACCTCGTCACCTATCTGTATGCGATCTCCTACAGTAAACCCAATACCACTATCTACGGTAAGAGTAGTCTCACTTGATCCAAACCCGATATGATCTACCTCTAACTGTAGTACAGGTGTACTAGCATCTGTCTTGGATAGATCAGCATCACCAACAGTAAGGACATCAAACTTCAGATATCCTGTACCCTTATCCTTAATTGTAACTTTTGTTACACTACCAGAAGCATCTACAACAAAATCTGCTGTTGCATCACTACCTGTACCACCCTTAAGAGCAACATCAAGATATGTACCAGCCGTATAATCTTCACCACCATTCAATATGGTAGTCCTACCAATACCTGTGTCATTGATAGCAGTAGTTTGAGCTGGTGACTGGAATGTAACTTCCTGGTAGATTCTACTTCTTACATACTGAGTAGTTGTTGTTGCAGTATCATCAGGATTGATGTCAATATGAATATCATCCCCAATGCCAACGCCATGACTAGTAGCAGTTTTAAGTATTGCGACGTGATCATTTATAGTAAAGATATTAAGACCAGAACTTAAAGATGTAGTGCTAATCAACTTAGAACCAACACTATCAATCAAATTGCTACTTCTGATAAAGTAATCATCAGTAACAACAAAGTCACCACTTGTTAATTTAACTTTAACTGTATTCTTACTAGTAGTACTTTCTAGTACTTCTCCAACAGCAATAGTAGTAGCAACTCCATCTGTATATGATAGGTTAGATCCTTTAGTATACGATGAATTTTCATCAAGTATTAATGTTATTACCGTAGTACTAGAATATAGTTGATCTGTAGATGTAAATGTACCATTGACATTTCTCAATGCAAGTTGCTGACCACTAAACACATCACCAATCAACTCACCAGTTGAACCAGTGACTGACTGTGTTATAGTATCTCCAGCAAATAGGTATGCTGTATTTGATAGGTTAATTAATAATGCTTTAGTCTCTTGTGACTCAATAGATGATACTGTCTTACCTTTTACAGAAGAAACCTCAGCAGTAACACCGTGACCCTCAGTACCATTATTATCAATCTCTAATTGAGATCCAACTGAGAATGTTGAGACGCTGGATACTGAGTCTGCATTAGATATAGTTCCTCTTGTGACTTCATCTACTATAAGTGTAGTTTTATCACCATTATTCTCAATATCAGCAGTTCTTAATCTCTTAGCTGATTTGGGTATATCGTTGTGACTTAGTGATTGAACATAGTTAGAGTCTCTAGGAACTGCATAGTAGTTCTCACCTATGATATAAGGGAATACAGGTTCATTATTTGAACTAACACTTACAAAGTAAGCATAAACACCATCAGGATACTCAGGTGTTATACAATAACGACCATTGTTCTGATCTAGTGTTCCTAACTTATGAGTATACTTGTAATCCTCAAAGAAAGTGCCTAGTGCGTACTCAGCCTGGGAAGGTCCGACCGATCTTCCCAAATTCAATGAGTAACTAGAGCTCATCTGACTGATAGTACTAGTACTGTCTAGGGGATTGCTGTATCCGTAAGCACCATAGATAGGGTTCCCATCATAAGCATACCCCACAATAGGACTATGAGCCGAACCATCATCGCCACTACGCAACGCAGCAGGAACAGGATTTGTTTGAGTTAACTTATACCTATCCTTAGTCCATGAGAGAATACTCGCATCTGCTGTCGCTCCAGAACCAACTGGGATAATATCGATCCGAATATTACCAGAGGAATAACCACTACCAGCAGTGACTAGGGTACACCCAGTCAACTGACCACTATTTGAGACCTCTGCTTTATATTCCGCAAACCTTCCCTTACCAGCTAAGTCTAAAATTCTGATTACAGGTGGAGATGAATAATACTCACCTGCATTTGCTACGACCATACTGGTGATAGCACCGTTTGTTATAACTGGAGTAACTATTGCGTTCCTACCAGAAAGTATCTCTATGGTGGGTGTAGCAGTGTATAACAGTGGTGTATCGATAATAACTGATTCGACTACCTGACCTGCTAACTTAGTCCTTGCAAGACCAGAATCGCCGTTTATAAGGACATACGGTTCTTTAGCGTATCCGCTACCCCTATGAGTAACAGTAACTTTCTGAATTGAACCACTAAGTACACTATCAGTGTGTCTTGCACCCATAGCAAGACTACCATCAAGGAAAACACCAATATCCTTATTGTTAGTTTTATAGATCTCAGTGGTTAGAGTAGACTGCTTAGAAAGAATGCGTAACTGATTATTAGGTAACGCAATGTAGTAATCATCACCATCCTCAAAGATGGCAGATATGTTAGATAGATCCCATCTAACATTATTAGAAGAATCGAATACCTTTACGTCTGTATTGATAAAACCAGGATCTGATATCTCAAGTCTCTCTCCTACATTAGCATAAGGACTTGGACTAGTGGGTGTAGCACTGTAGAGTACGCCCA